ATGGAAGGATTTCCGTTGACTAACTCATTCTGGGCCCCGACCCCCACTAATTGCATTAAGCCACCGGGCATTTGTATACTCCCCTATGCTTTCTTTAAGACACAATGCGCACACTCATAGGTTGAACGGAGCGTCCATTGTAAGGAACGATACTATGGTTGGTAATAACGAAAAATGCGCCAAATGCACCCGTAGCACCGTTACTGAGGCAGCACTCACTTGAATAGGTTGCTCCGCCACTTGCACCGCCTCGCGCACCCTGAAATGGGGCTACAAATCGTTCGCGTTGTGTGGCTCCGTTGACAACGGCGGATAGATAAGTTGCATACGACTTTTCGGATGGTGCAGGTGGGTCTGTATTGATGTTTCGGGCAAGAATCTTACGCTTGGTTTTTGTGAGCCAATCTTGAGCAGAATTCACCTGCATTTGTGATTTACGCGAGAGATTCTCTAATTAGGTAATGCGATTTCTACTGGTAAGCACACACATTGACCAAATCACTGGCTACTCCAAGGTCAGTTACAATCTCGTCAACCAATTGGCGACATTGAGTCCCAAAGTTAAGACCTTCCACTTTGGATTCCAACGACATATAACTCGCTCAAACCTCCGCAAGTATCCAGCAGGTATAACCTCCTACGATGCGGCTGCAAACGAAGACCCAAAAGAAGAGGGATTTGGATACAACAAACTTGCCGAATACATTGAGACAGTCCAACCCGATGTAGTGATGATTTACAATGACCCGTATACGATTACACGATTCATTGACTCAATCAAACATGAACGAGGTAAGTCAACCTACAAGCTTTGGTTATATGTAGACCAAGTGTATACAGGCATTGCAGCTCCGTTGATTGAAATCGTCCAGAAGCACGCAGACCGTATTTACTGCTTCACAGACATTTGGAAGACAAAGTTCTTAGAGTATGGTCCATTCCCAGACATTCGTATCTTGGAACACGCAGTCGACCCTACAACCTATACCTGTATGTCCGAAGACGCACGCAAACCCATTCGTCAGACCAACTTGTCTCTTCCTGCCGATGCAGTGGTGATGCTCAACGCCAACCGCAACAGTCAGCGTAAACGCATGGACTTAACTGTTTCAGGATTTGTAGGACTTCTTAAGAAAAACCCTTCAAAGCCTTATTATTTGATCATCGCAACCAATCTCCAACCTCAGACGGGTGCACATTATGACATTCAGCGTATCTACCTCGAGGAACTCAAAGAGAATGGAATGGATTTCCAGCAGTTCGGTCGTCGAATCTTGATGATTGATACCTCACCTCCGAATGCGTTGAGTGATGAAGCCATTAATCAGCTCTACAATGCAGCCGATATTGGAATCAATACCTCCGATGGAGAAGGATTTGGATTGTGTCAACTCGAACACATGTATGTAGGTGCACCTCAGATTGTGACCGATGTAGGAAGTTATCGCACTTTCTTAGATGATTCTACAGCTGAATTCATTCCAGCCAATGGAAAGTACTACTTCCCAGGCGGTATGCCTCATGGATTCTCATCGCCGACCTTTGCACCCTCCGATGTCACAACTGCAATGGAGTCGATGATTGAGACGCTAGCCAGTAAGAAGGAGAGTGTTCGAGCGTACCAATTCAAGAGCTGGGCAACGATCTGTGATGGCTTTTTAGAGGATGTGCTTACGCAAGCTGAAGGTCCGGCAGCCAGCGTATCTGTACCGGTGATATCAGCTGTCCCAATCTAAGTAGGCGCTGACCATCTTCAAACGCAGGGCCATCAAAGACCTCCTTGCTGTCGGGGTCAATTAAGAACACCATCTGTTTAATCTGAACCTTTTGGAGTCGTCGTTTACGGCGTTGCATGTTTCGCAAGTACGAATCGTCCAACTCTTCCGTCTTCAAATCAGGCTTGAAGGCTAGATCTTCACCCGCAACCGTGCTATCAAATCGCATACATGAAATCACAGGTGTTTCGCGACTATGGAGTTTACGATGAACTTCGCAGTCGACGGCAGCTTGTTTAAGCAGCAAACTAATTCGTTTATTGGTGACATCCTTCTCATAGGTCGTTTCATAGAGATATTCATCGGTCGACATGAACACTTCAGTCGGTTCACCTTCATATCGTTTGGTGGCCATATCGTTACGACGCACAAGCACTACATTGTTCGCACCTTCCGTAGACTTGGATTGAGATTCGGTAAACACACTAATGTAGAACGAGACACGAACCGTTCGTTCTTCCAACGGTAACGATGCGTGGGAACATAATCGAATGGCGCGTCCAATGACTTGGTCGTGTCGTGCAGGATTCCAATGGGGTTCCATCAAGTGAACATGTCGGACATTCGCCAAAGTAATACCTTCAGCACCTGCTGCAGTAATCATAAACAAGACCAACTTCTTCTTGGGCGCAGACTCCACCGATTGCTTGAGACTGGGTGGAAAGTCGTCTGCGTACTTTGCATTGAAAATCTGACGGAACAACTCACGTTGCTCCATGTCTTCGTTACCCGTGAAGAAGGCGTAGGCTGGCTTTTCAGCATCCATGGAGGGGTCTTCAATCCACTGACCCGCTTCTTTGGTGATTTTGTATTCTTGCCATCCGTTCGCACTCAAAATGGCCGAGAACACTCCCAACCCTTCTAGGTTACGATAGTTGGAATACAACAACTGGGTTCGTCGTGCCTCGCCTCCAAGGGATTCACGGATGTTCTGAAACATTCGGAGCATCTTGGGACTGTAGGTTTGAAGCGCAGTCTCTGTGAGATATCGTGCAGGGTCTGCCTTGATTTTCTCTAGAATGTCTGCTTTGAGTTTCTTCAAGGGTTCAGGCTCTGCGTCTTCGGTCAACGCTTCATCGGGTTCAGGTCTACGAATCTCGGGCGGAATCGAGTAGTCGCATGCAAGACGAGAGTTGACACGAAAGGTCTTCATTTCATTGTCTTCGGCTTTCGCAGGGTTCAGCTTTCGTCGTGCATCTTGCTTGATTTCATTGAATCGCACCGCCAAGTAATTGTTGAACATCGCATCGGACATGGGTACCTTTTCCAACAGCTTGTCGTCGTCTACGCGTCGAGGCAACATGCGTTCATCGGCACCTCTGAAATACGAGACCAACCCTTGAATGCGTCGTTGGAACAACTGTGTGTTTTTCATTTGAAGTCCGTCCAAGAACAAGGTTGCAAACTCCTCGTAGACGGTGGGCAACGCATCAAAGATTTCAGTCGAGATTCGGTCTAACGCAAGTTCAGCTCCACCAATATCCGTCTGAAACTTGGAAGCCCAGGTATTCACCCAATCGGGCGCAGAGGGTGTAAAGGGAAGGTCCTTCACATACTGAACTGCAATTCGGTCACCTTTTTCATTGTAGACACTGCGGAAATGGGGAGGATTGCGTGTCAAGAGAATGTATTTCTTCAAAGTCACGAATTCAATGGTATCCACATCGGGAATCGCACGCAATAAGGAAGTCATACGCTCTTCATCCCAGGTTGGAATGGCACGCACTGGAATCACAATGCGTTCAATGGGTCCACGCAACAAGTTCATCAAATACGCAACCTCGTTCGCACGGTTAATCACAGGTGTTCCCGATAACGCAACGACCTTACAGTTACGGGCATTGTAAATCAAATCGTAGAGCTTGCGGGCAATATCAGACGCATTGGAGATGCGTGAAATGAAGTTATGGACTTCATCAATGATGACTACACTGTTCTCATACGGATTGCTTCCATCGGCAGGAACATACTTAGCAATGTTCGCAGTCGACAAGCCGTTGTAACGAATAAAGGTGAATCGTTGATCGATAATGTCTTCAATCTGTTTCGCAATGGTATCTTGTGCGGTCTTGGGAAGCTTATCAAAGTTCTTCTCTTGATTGGGCACAGTGGTGAAGAAGGTTCGATTTCGGTCCAAGAATCCATCGGAGAGTCCAAGCTTCTTTGCGGTCTCGCGTGTCTCTGCGGTCAAGGATTGTTGTCGCCAGTGTTGGTCGTACATGTAGAGAGGGTCTCCACACTTTCGTAGCTCGCCGCGGTAGTTCGATTCCAAGGACGCAGGTAACATCACAAACACCTTTTGCGTCGTCAACAACGATTCAGCCACTGCGATGGACGAGCAGGTCTTTCCTGAACCCAGACCATGGTATAACAGCAAACCACGATACGGGGTTTCCATCAGCAAGTAGTCGCGGACGACCTTTTGATGAGGCAGGAGTTCGCGCGTATTGCTGCCTCGTGCGAGACATACATCCACATCCTTATCTTCGTCATCCGTTGGGAGCTTCCTATACTGTAAGAGAGTCCTCGTAATCGCATCCGCAAATGCTTTACGATTCGGTAATGCGTACGACCGACTCATTGTTCTTTAACCAGCATCTAAAAATCTGGTTGAAAAACAATGAATCAACCACCTATCCCTCCAAGACCTGACGACTATCTTTTGATAGATCCTTTACCTGAACCTCCTATGGATATGGGTGCTCTAGTTAACATTTCACGATTAGAAGTCGGAAAGACATATATTCTTTCTGGAATCTTAAACGGTTCCAGACGATACCAATATGTAACGGTTAGAGGTAAAACTAGAGTTATTGTACACCGATATGCACTTGACCTAGACATTTTAAATAGGAATAAGAGGGTTATAGCAAGTCGTTCAATTCGATTGTTAGACAACCAAGATTATACTGTCTTTTACAGACTCACAACTGACAAACTCGCAGAAGCGATTGGGAAAAAGGGAACCCGTCAGGCAATTGATGAAGTCTACGAAGGAAAGACAGGTCAGTCTGCTCAACCAGGAACAGGTCCAGCCGATCTTATTCGTGGGTTTGTAGGTGTTCAACCACCAAAACGCGCAGGGAAAAAGACACGAAGACGTCGCAACCGTTCAAGACGAAACCGCTGAACTTTTTACACTGCTCGAATACAATGGAGAAGCAATCCCGCATTCTATTAGTCACTGTCTATCTCTTCTTAATTGCAGGGTTCCTCTATGCCCAACCCACGATTGCGTTCGGCAGAGAGGGACGAATCCGTCCATTTGGTACACAAGAAAAAGAGTCCACTGTATTCCCC